GGTACGCTAGTACAAATTTGTACTTGATCTAATAAATTTTTATCTACGTATTGATGTAGAAAACCTAATTGTAATTCAGTTCCGCCTTTAGGGCTTTGGTTTCTTATTTTCATTCATAACTTTCTGGAAAACATCCAATCCTTTCGGTGAGACGTGAACTGTAACATCGGTTACAATATCAGGACCCTCTACTTTCTCTTTAGACGTTTCGCCTGTTTTTGTGTTTCTATAAATTGTTACTGTTGTGCAATCTATTTTATGTATATTATCCGTTTTCATTCTCTCTGTTTATAAGCGCATAACTAACTACTACTTCAAGTTTATTAGCTGTTTCTGCTTGAGCTTTTATAGCATCTCCGGCTTCTAAATTCAACCCCTGTTCTGTAGCGTTGATTGTACTTGTAGCAGGTATGTCCTTTCTAAAAAATTCTACATCTGTACTAGCTGATGAATCTCTTAAATCACAATTAACTAATACAGCTCCTGTGCTGTTATTAGATACATATACAGATTTTATAATAGCTACAGCTGATGTAGATATAGTTAAAACAGTTGTCATGGCCGTTCCGTCTAATATTTTAGATGCATTTTTATATTGTATTGTCATGATAAAAAGTAATTAAAAGCGTCTTGTTCGTTTTTTAAATCTTGTTGAAAAGAAAAGTTAAGTTGTTGTTTCATTGTAGTCATTGACTCTATAATTTGTCTTTGATTTTCTACATCATATTCTTGTTTAGGTTCAGGTATATAATTAGTTAATTTAGCCATTATTTTCTAGTTTTATCCACACCTTTTATTTTGCCTTTATTTTTTGAAGCATAAAATACAGTTTTACCTTTTTTCTTACCATATTTATCTTTCATAGATTTCATTATTTTTTTACCTTTTGTAGTAAGTGGCATGTTATCTTCTCCCGTCTGGTTGAGCGTCTAGTCTAAAACTACCATAACGCCAAGTTTCACCTGCAGCATCGTTTTCTATTTTTAAAGATAATAGTCTTCCTCTTGCTCTAGTATCTACTTTATCTGTAGTAGTTGTTATTGTAAAGGGACCTAAAGGTGAACCGGATTGAACATCGGATGGATAATCTGATATAAACAAAGTTACTTTAGAGTTTCCCACTAAAAATTTATAGTCAGGCATAAACCTTCTCATCGACATAAATAGTTCACCATCATCAATATCAAAATCTCCAGATCTAATAAAAGCATTAATTGAAGTTCTGCCTGAACTATTGACCTGATCATTTCCTACTTCATGAGCGTAGTAAATAGAAGCCCCATACAAATTTGTAATTCCCAAAATGTCTGGAAATACTGGAGTGGTTGTAGATTCATAGTCTGTTGCATAAGGTTTAACAAACACACCTTGATCGACGTAAGTAGTTCTATCTAAGGATGAAGTAGTCCAAACATTTTCTTGATAATTATATGTTACACATCTATCAATTTGATCAGATCCAGATTTTGGATAAAACCAATTTACTTCAGTATATAAAGAATTAGGTGAAGAATAAACTACATCTGAAGAATTAAAATTAATACCTAAATTTCCATTTTGTGTTGTAAAGACAAAATCTTCAACTAAGCAAGGAAGAGCTTTAACAGTACCGTCATACATAAAAAAACCACCTTCATTAGACATCCAATATATAGCACCGTTAACATAAGAGGCTGCATGTTGACTTATGCATCCACAATTTGTACCAACTTGTCTAACACTAAAAGTAAAAGGTGGACCTACAAATTGAATTACATATGCAGCGTTATCGGTTAAAACAAAAACATAATCCTTACCTTGAAGGGCTGCTCTAATTTGGTTACCTGTATCTAATCTAAAAGTACCCGCAGTATTAGTAGCTGTTGGTGCATATGTATTTAAATTTTCTTGATTAGAAAATCTTACAAACATAGGATCTTGAGTTGTAACATCGCCAATAGTTGTTTCAGTTCCAAAATGAAATAAGTGTCTATCTCGATCAGACACTAATGTAAATCTACTAGCTGTAGGATTATTTGTTGTTTGAAAGTTACTTGTTGATTGTGATGCCCTAGTTGATCTAGCATTTGTTGCTCCGGCGTTCCAAGTAAAAGTTTTACCATTAAATATAGTTGCAACAAGAACTTCGCCAAAGTTATCAAGGCTCCAGTTTCCTGGGTCTAAGGTCACCGTGCTTATAGTACGTTCACTACCCCAGGTAGAGTCTCCCCATATATAAGTTCCCCAACCATAACCTGTAGTTTGGGTTGTGGGTCCTATTTCAATGTAAGGATTAACGGTTGCTGCACCTGCTGCAGTCATTCCTGTTCCTCCTTCATTTCTTACAGCTTGCACTGTAAATTTATCTACAGTTGCAACTGTTAAAATTTCGTAAGCTACTTGTAATTCAGCTGCAGTATAATCTGATGCACCTGTAACAGTCACGCCCGATAACGTTACATATCTTCCAACTTTTAAACCATGAGATCCTTTATTCACTGTTAAAACATTTGACCCATTAACTGTCGTTAATGTGCATCCAGTAATAGCTGTATCTAATGGAGTGATGTCAAAAAAATCATTACCATAATATAAAAATAAACCTTGAGAGGTACCAACAGCTGCGTAACGTTCACCTGCTAATGACGTCCAAGTTAATTGCGCTCTTGCTGCGCCTGGTAATGTTTTAGATGCAGCGGTTAATTGTTCCCAGCCACCTATTTTTTCAGGAGCAGTATATCTAAAACGTACAAAATCTCCATCTACCCACTGCCCCGGAAGAGCGGAAGGCACGCTTTGTTTATTAAAACCAGGTGCAAAATCTACTTTTTTTAAAGCCATAATTTTGTTATATAATAATTTTTTAAAGAATGAAAGTCTGTTAATAACAGAATTGCTTAAAGAACATCCTTATAATCAGTCACAAAAAGAGTAGAAGTATATCTTCTAACACCTTTAGTTTTACTAGCATGCTGGCTGTGTAACCAATTGGAAGGAAACAAGACCGCTCTATTTGGTCTAAAACCTACATGAATATCTAATGCATACTCAGATTCATAATCATCACTTAATTCTCTATCTACATGATAAAAAACTGTTCCATTTTCAATAGCTATAGGTCCATGCAACATTATTAAAATATTTATTTTATAAGGATCTATATGAGGTTTAAAATGATCTAAATTTCTTAAATCAATTCCAGAACTTTTATCTAAATCTGTAATTTTAATTTTAAATTTATTTTCTGCTTGTTTAATAAAAGTATCTTGTAATTCAGAATCATTATTTAATAAGAATCTATCACCGTAATAAGTTTCTTTTGTTTTTTCTTGTCCTACAAACCATTTAGGAGTGTAGTATATTTTAGTAGTTATATGTTGTTGAATTTTCTTTAAGACGTCTTCGTCAAAGAAATTATCTATTATTTTTATCACTTAATTTCTTTCTTTATTACTTGAAATTTAATTTTTGTAATGTATGGTGCATTATATATTACTTATTTAAAATATGAAAGAAAAATTATAATGGAAAAAACAGCAGATATAAATAATTTTATAGGTATATATGATGGTTATATTAGTGAAGAAGAATGTAAAAAAGCCATTGATATATTTGATAGTCAAGAAAAATTAAGACACACTTTTACTAGATTAGAAGTGGAAAAGATAGATCTTAAATACAAACAAGATAAACATCTTTTTTGTGATGGAACTAACGTAGAAGTTTGGCATGAAGACTTAAAATCATTAATAGTTAATTTTGATTTAGCTTGGAAACATTATGCAGCCACTGTAGGAGCTAATGAAGCTTATCGAGTGCCATTCGGGATACCTACTAATTTTCATTACACAACTTTAAAAATTCAAAAGACACTTCCAACTGAAGGTTATCACATTTGGCATCTTGAACATAACGTAGGTTTTGAAAATGAATGTAGGGCTTTTGTTTTTTCAGTATATTTAAATGATATTGAAGAAGGAGGAGAAACAGAATTTTTACATCAAGCTACAAGAGTTAAACCTAAAACTGGTAGAATAGTTATATGGCCAGCTGGTTTTCCATATCTACATAGAGGTAACCCACCACTATCGGGTAAAAAATACATCTTAACTTCTTGGTTGCGTTTAAGACCATAAAATGAAAAAGTTTGATCCTTTCTCATATGAACATTTGTTTTATGAATATAAAATAAAAATAAACAGAAATGAAATTAATCAAATTTTAATTTTACTTAAGGATATAAATACCGACTATCAAAAAACTACATATAATAAATTAAATATTTTAAATTTTCCCATATTAAAAAATTTAAAAAAACAAGTTACAGATATTTTAGATAAAGATAATTTATTATTAACTAATAATTGGGCTCAATTATATGGCAGCACTAATAAACATGATATTCATAATCATTATGGATCAATTTATTCTGGAATAATTTATATAGATGGAGTAAAACCTAGTCCAACTGTTTTTTATGACAGTTTATTTCGTCCTTATTATCATAAGTTTAAAAAAAATACTTTAATAATGTTTCCTTCACTGATTCCTCATCAAGTAAAAAGTTTAAAAACAGAAGAACAAAGATTAATAATTTCTTTTAATACTATGAAGAATATGAAGTAGGTCTTGCGCCTAATCTAGAAATTTTTTCAGCCTCAGTTTCACCATCAACATTGTCATCATCCCAATTAGATTGTAATACTGTTAGATGAGCTGAGTCCCATTTAGAAGTAAAGTCTGAAAAATCACCTAAGTTTGCTTCTGCAAAACTACAGTGAGAAGTATCGTCCCGATGCTCTACCTCATCAGATGAAACAGAAGTACCATATTGGATAGCCCAAATATTTGAAAATTTAGCTTGATTCCAAAAAGCATCATCATCTAAAATTTTATATGATGTCGGTTGATCGTTTTCATTTTTAACTCCATGATTCATAATCATCTTGTCATCCATTACTACTGTCCAATTTGCGTTAGTTGCCATTTTTTCTCCTAAGTTTTAATTATATAAATAATTGTTAAATAAGGTTGTAAAACTGAATTTGATGATCCAGTAAAAGTACTTGAAGCATTTCCACTACCAGTAAAAGTTGCACTCATAGTGTGAGAGTGACCAGTCCCTGAACCATCAGTATGTGTGCTTACATTGGTATTGTTATTACTTGCACCAGCATAATTTTGTCTTAAAAAAGCACCACTAGAAGGGTTACCTTGACCAGGAGAATTTTTTTGAATGTGTGAGTGAGAGGGCATTTGTGCTGTTGATAAAGTAGCGTTAGCTGTATTACCACCTACATTACCTGTAACGTTAATGTTAGTTCCAACATTTCCAGATGAGGCTACTGTGTTTGCCCCTGCTGTTGACCCTAAAGCTTTGTTGTTTGATTTTCCAACTGCAACGT